TGCTGTGATGATATTGTTCTTTTCAGCTGCATTCAGAGCAGCAGCACCTGTCGGCTTGATGGCAATATACACTTTGCCATAGTCAGGCTCAGTGTTCTTTTCGCCACCCCACACAGAGATTGAATCAATGTTACCGAATTCGCGGATGATGAGAGAACGATAGTCATCTGCGGTGACCGCGCGATTCTGCGAGAGATATGTCAAAGGCGCATTATATCGAATCGACTCAATCGTCTCGCGATCAGCTCCTCCGAATGTTGAAGTCGTTCCATTCGAATAACCAACCGAAATACTTCCGCCACTAAATGATCCGATAGAATCTAGCGCAGTGAACGAACCGCGGCAGTTATTCGCCTCGGCTCCTTGAGTGTAGATATACTCTATCTCTACGATGTTATTATTGATTGGCTTCTTGCCAAGGATTCCGTCACCGAAAAAAACTTCAAATTTACCGCTGGCATTTTCCTGAATGAAGTAAACTAGCGATGTAGCGGTAATACCAGAAAGACTCGTGAATCGTGTGAATACCTCGTAGTCGTCTGAATCTTGGTTTGTTTTGACTCGGACGCGAACTGTGGAAGTATCTACATTTGCCTCAGGTATAACGAATTTCTGATTCTCGATTGAGTTGTCAACCAGATAAAGCATGCGCTTCAGCACACCCTGTTTTGTCGTTACTCCAGAAAAGACGTAATTATTCGAGCTGTTCTTCGAAGCAGTTGCAGCTTCCAGCGTCAAGAACACATAAGGTGATCCGCTTATTGGAGAGGCCGTCTGAAAACGAGTACCGCGCTCCATTGTCAGCGTAGCTGGGGAAACGCCTGTTCCAGCGACAGTCACATTCAGCTTTGCGGTAGATGCCTGCACTGAACGTGGTACGTATCCAAGAGTCTTTGCATGGGATACAACGTTTCCTCGGATCTGAGCGGAATCTAGAAAGGACTCATTGATACTAAAGTGAGCCACCATCGCATTGTAGTGCGTATTGTAGGCCAGAATATCCAGCAGCACAGATAGGTTCGAACCATCAAAGTCAAAGTCGTTATATTTCGACTGTGATTTAAAGTGATCCTTGATCGAATCCTTGATATTTTGAAAGTCTAGTTCTGTGACGTCGAATTGGGCCATTGTCGTAAAAGGTTATCGAACTCTTTGGAGATAAAATGAAACGTCTATTTCCTGGTTCAGAGATATAACCCTGAATCCTAGGTCTATCACATAACGATTGGAGTCAGATTCGTCCTTTATTGCAATCGTAATGGAATCGATTCTAGGTTCATTTTTTTCTAGAACAGTTTGAATCGAGTCTCTTAATATTGCAATCGTAATTCTATCTGCTGGTTCAAACAACGCTCCTTTGACTGCGGATCCTAGATTTGGCTGGAATGGTCTTTCTCCAAATGAAGTAAGGATTAGATTCTTAACCGATGCCTTTACAGCATCGATGTCTTTTAGTGAAGTAATATCGTTCGTAACATCCAGGGAGAGTGTAACGTCTAGATCAGAATACGGCTTCCTACGAGAGACGACTGATGATTTTCGCTCTAGTATATTCTTATCGCTTGCTACAAGGATTCCGGCCATGGTTTGTTATTTATAGGTAAATTACGAGGTATTAGTCTTGTGCCGGTTGTAGTCTTTTACGATCTCAGGATTGGATGTAAGAATACTGTTCACTTTTTCGAGCCATGGCTTGATGTCTTCCATGTACTGATATACTGAAGCGTCAGTCAATCCTTTTACTTTTTCCGAATAATAATCAACTGTGGTAATTGTTCCAGAATCCTGGGAAATCTCTTGGAATCTAACATCGTAATACTTTGAAACTCTAGTAGAAACCTCTGCTGTGGCATTAGTCTTAAGTTTGGCTATATCAAGTTTCTTAAAAATCTCGGGTCTGTTATTCGTTCCTCCGAAAATAGAAAACGAAGGTCGTGCTTTCTTGTATTCATCAGATAACCGTATTGCAGCCTCTTCATCACACGCTGCAGTCACCTTCTTCGAGAGAGGAATTGTTACTTGCTGACGGTATGGCTGACGGATTAACTCATCAAACTGAGTTTCTACTTCCGATGGAACAACTCCCGAGTTCCCTTGAGAAACTTCCTGAGAATTGTCAACGACCGTTTCTTTAACTGCTTCAACTTCAGCTGGTGCGGTGTTTGGCGTAGGAGACTCCTTGGCTTCCTGGACTGTTGCCCCGGTAGCTGGATCCATCTTGACATTAGGAACATCTTTACAGAAGTCCAGAGCACCGGCGATTCCACTTGTGGTTTTTGCCACGAGTGCATCTAGTTCTGCCACTTTTCCTTTCCACTTCTCCTTGAATGCTGCAATCTTTGCGGCATCTGCTCCTACAAGTGCAGCGAGTTCTGACTGAAACGAATCAAGGTTCGTGACCTTTGCCTGGAGAGCGGATATCTTTGATGTGATAGCAGATACCTGAGAAGCCAGACCACCTAGCGCACTTTTCTTGTTTGCAAGTTGAGCCTTGATCTGATCGCGGATTGCGTTAACCGCATCAAGCGCCGGATTCTTTCCACAAAGTAATGACATGGCAGATTATGGTATTGGCAGTGCCGTAGTAGAGAGCCCGGACATGACTCCTGCGTGACGGTGCGTGGTGAGCTTGATGTTATTTGATCCAGCCTCGACCTCCACGGTCGCATCCACTGTTCCGGTAACGTTCACATTGTTGGCGATGTTGGTGACAGCTGCGCTGATATCCTGATTACCGTCGACGGTAATCTTCATCGCTGCCAGGGACTCGAACTCAATGTTTTCCTTGGATGTCAGGTAAAGATGACCAGATGATAATGTTTCGTGGTGACCTCCGGAAAATTCTTGATGCTTGCCAACAACGATGAGGCCGTTGTTTCCGGCCACAGTCAGATCTCTGTTCCCAGCAATAGTTTGTATCTTGTTACCGTCTATCGTGATGACTTCATTACCACCAACGCGTTCGATTTTGTTGCTCGTGACGTTTGTGGCCCATTCTTTCCCGATCTCGGTCTGCTCAGATTGACCGATCTTTGACTGTCTGGATCCCTTGATGTACTCAGTCTTGTTTCCTTCGACCTCTAGGTGATAGTCTCCCTTGACTAATTGTCTGAGATCTCCGTCCACAGTGATATTACACGATCCCATGATGTAGATATTGTCGTCCTCAAAGACTACTGTATATCGATTTCCAACCACCGTTGTAGTGATATTTCCTGTGGCATCTATCTCTCGATAAGTTCCAGATGTGTGCATCTCTGAGATGCGTTCAAATTCTGGAGTATCATCAACCTCAAACACATGACCAGACTTTGTCTGGGTGGCATGGTTATCCGGATAAACAGGAGCGACAACTTCTTCTACTTCTAGATTACTCCAAGTGGGTCTCTCATAGTATGAATCAGATTCATCTACTGCTACGCTGCTGACTCTTGGTGGAATAGCTGTTTCGACATCTTCTACCCGAAAATTTTTTCTATTGATATAAGATGCTGCCTGAGAGTATTCACTTGTAGATTGTTTTGGTATGTCAGGACTGCCGAGACTCTCTGGTTCTGGGTACAATCCAAGTGGATCAGAAAATCCTCTTTCTTTATCTGGAGCTACCGGCATTGATGCAATCGTACCAAGGATCAGAGGATCTTGTGCGGATGCTCCGTCGCGAAAGAATCCAACAACCCATGAGCCGGGAAGAATTCCGGTTGGAGATCTTCCAATTCCTCCCATTGCGGCTGACGTCGCTGGTTGCACAACAAAGGCCCATGGTAGATCTTCGGTCTCTATCTGACTTTTGTCTTCGGTATGATAACCAAAGCATCGTACTCGAACTCTTCCCATCTGCATCGGGTCATTGATGTCCTCGATGACCCCAGTAAACCAGGCGAATGACTTTGATAGTAATTGGTCCTGAGATGTCGAGTTCATGATGCAAATGGATCCACTTGTATGCTGTCTCTCTTCACTTTCATTTCAATAAAGTATTCTTCGGCAAAGTTATGAACAACGGAGGAAGAAATATAATTTCCTGACAAATAATCGTCTATTTGAGAATTATCTGATGAATGAGAATTTTGTTTTTTTGGTTTAGGATCGACAGATGGAGGGAGCTTTAAAGAAACGATCTTTCCGCAATTAAGTTCAAAATCTCCATTTAGTGTTATAGTATGTTGTTGGGTATCAAGATTCTCAAGTTGAGACTGGGCGTAATTGAGTACTCCTCGAGAGGCCGAAGAATGATAGTTGCCAACGTTAGAAAAGGCCAAAGAATTGATAGGGATGTAATTTATTTTACATCTTTCATAGGTATTAGCATACTCCTGATTTTCAATCTCAAATTGAGGAGAAAGCAATGGATATCCTTCTAGCGATGGGAATTGACCAAATTTTTCCAGATAATCAAATGTAAATGATTCTACAGTTTTAGTCGAGATATCAATATATTCTGATCGAGAGGCAAATGCACCATTCATCGCCTGCATCGGTTTTGACATGTTTAAGTCTGAAACTATACTTAAGATTCGAGAAGCTCGTTCGTTATATGCTTCCTTTATATTTTTATCTAGGTCGTACTGAAAAAATTTTGCCTGCGTATATTCCCTATAAGGATCTTGTCTGACCAGATCGGCCTGAGATTTCAGGTGTATCTTTCCATCCAAGGTCTGAAACAGATAGAACGGACTGCCCTCTTGTGTGAATGCTCTACGTAGAGCCCAGTGCATGGCATCAATTGGTTCCATATTAGGAACGATAAATGCTGCCGATCCGGTCGAGTCAGAACCTAATTCTAAACTAAGGTAGTTTAGATCATTTTTTAATACGCTTTCTATGAAATCAGATATTTTACCATTGAATGCTCTGGAGATCTTCTTGAACTTTGAGACGAATGCATGATCGGATATTCCTCCGATGCGATACACCTGAACGCTGTTATCGTATTTTGCAAATACAGGATATTCGGTCACGCGAAACCATAGACTAACGTTTTGAGTCGTCCCATCTGGAAGCACTCGATTGAGCACAACGTAAATCCACTCGTGTCCAGTAAGACCCGCCTGTTCCATAAAATTACCGTCATCTCTAATTCCAATGTTTAAAGTAAGAGTAGATCTGTATATGCTCTCCGTGATGCTAAAGTCAGCTACAATCCTTTTGATATCGTACTCCTCTCCGGCATGGTTCTCAAGAACAATCTCTGATACTCTGTACGCTGATGGTACAAAGATCTTGGATGAATTGAGTTCGACGTTGTTTTGTCTACTCATTGATCAATTTTCCGAACACTTGAGCAAACTGATAGATCATGTTCGGTCTCACGATTCGAATGTTTCCGCGCTCTTCATTCAACTGTAGTTCATACTCGTAATAGGATACTGGCGTGAGACTAAAGTCGGCAGCATTCGGCTGTACTCCAGAAATAGTCAGATCCTCATCGATGAACCGGGAGTTGTACATTTCGAGCCCGTTTGGATCCTCGTAATGGTGAGGCGCATCGCGATGTAGATACACTTGGCTTGTAACGACAGAACTTCCACTCGTGGCCCCGGTAATACTTTCTGGCTCTCTGAAGTTACCAGATACGGATCCCAGTATCAGCTGGCTCATCGGGACGTTCTTTTCCTTCAATATTCCTGTCGCAAGTGATGTTGCTCCAGTGATCGTCTCTCCGATCGCAAATCTTCCCGCCAAGGAGTTGTCATATCTTGCTACTGTTCCGTCAGGAGTTTTGACGACCACTGGTTCAGTATCGATCACAGTTCCGGAATACTCTAGGCGAATGTAATCCTCAAACTCCGTTGTCCCCATAGGCCATCCAGAGAGCCCGGTCTTCAAGTGTTCATTGATAACGAAAAATGTCCAGTAGTAATCCGGAGTTCCGTATAAGATATTCGAAACAACGTCTGGCCTTTCACCTCGTTTGACCTGGTAATACTGATATGTCGACATATCATCCAAGAATACGGAGTCAGCTCTGACCGTACGAAAGATGTCAATGATCTTCGTGATGACGCCGTTAGACTGAAAGTCATATCCGGTCTTTGGAAATTGTCGAAAGAATGCCATAGATTATACAGACTCGGTTGTTCCGATTTCTTCTCCCTGAAGCTTTCTAATATCTGTCTTTGTCAGAGCTCGAGTTTCTTGGAATGAAATTGATACATCTGTTTCAACTGGACTTCCATCTTCATGAAAGATATTAGTTGAGGCATTATAGGTTGCTGTCAATGACGTGAGGTACGATTCGTAAATCTGAGGAAGAAATTTATTCTCGGTTCCTTCTTTATTATAAAATTTTATTTTCCATACCGAAGGATACGATAGAACAACATCCTTGCCTTCTGGGTACATGTTCTTTCGAAATAGATTTACGATTTTTTTGATTGAATCTGCTTCCTTCTTAGATCTAGATACTAACTTAAAGGTGAAGGCATAGGAACGAACATTGGAATTCTGAAAAGTAGTATTTGTGTTTGGAGCGATGACTTGCCTTTGATTAAAGTCAATCGTATCCGCAACCCTTTCGTATCCAAATTTTCTTGATAAAATCGATGCTGCTGCAGCAGCATTCAGTTGACCGGCCTTGTTTATTACTGATCCGACCATTCCTCCGACTCCAGCTCCTATCACTCCCGATACTGACGTCTGTTTAGACATCTGAGTCATGGTTTCTGCCATGATACTACCGATGATACCTAGATTCACAGACGAATATGACATTCCGTCGCCAATTGATAATCCTGGTGGAATTGGTAAACAAATGTTGACCTTCTCTGCGGCCTCCGGAGTGGAGAACTTTACAAATGGCAATTTGCTTGAAGCCAGATCTTGTGGGAAATCTGCTCGTCCATTATTTACAATGACGGAACCGATGTTGCGTGGTATGTCTAGTACGTCTGGCATAAATATGTGATTGGATATTTATATGAGTTACCGAGGTAAATTCCTTCCACAAAACCCTTCGAAGTACCGAGGTGACATCACTAACATCGTCTATCGGTCACTGTGGGAGCGTCAGCTCTTTCGGTGGCTAGACGAGGGATCTCACATCAAGTCATGGTCCTCCGAGGAGGTCATTATACCATACCGGTGTAAGACGGACGGCAAGATTCATCGGTACTTCGTCGATGTCAAAGCCGAGTTTACGGATGGCAGGGTCATACTCATCGAGGTGAAGCCGAAGAAGGAGTCGCAGCCTCCAAAGAATCCAGGCAAGAAGACACGCAAATACATCACTGAGGTCATGACCTACGCAAAGAACATCAGCAAATGGGAAGCCGCCAGGGAATATGCTGCAGATCGTGGTTGGTTGTTCGAGGTGTGGACCGAAGAGACTCTGCGCGGACTGGGCATCAAGATACTTTAGAAATTTCTCTATAAATAGTGAACTATGGCTTCACTATTCAAAACGCTAAATTCAGAGCTGGCCAGCACTGGGTTTGAGCGCAGATCAAAGGAAGCCAGAGAATGGTTTATCGAGAAAGTCAGGGAGCTCAACGGGAGAATCAATCGCAACAAACTCCTGAAGGATGAAGCTCTTCAACAGAAGAATATCCCAAAATGGGGCTTCATGTACATGTTCGTGTACGATGCTTTGCACAAAGACACTCTGCCGTACTACGATCGTTTCCCGTTAGTGATCATGCTATCTCCGGCCCCTGGTGGTTTCCTGGGTCTCAACCTGCACTACCTGCATCCGAACACCAGGGCGATCTTCCTGGACAGTCTGATGCAGTCGTTCACTGATGACAATCTGACCGAGAGATCTAAGCTTAGGCTTCGGTACGAGACGCTTGCGCGTGCCAGAAAACATCGCTACTTTCAGCCCTGTCTGAAGCACTACCTGTTTGACCAGATGAAGACACGTCCTTCACAGGTCCTAGCTCCCGACTGGGAGATCGCAATCTTCCTTCCGACGGAACATTTCCGTGGAGCTCAGAAGACCAAGGTCTGGAGCGAATCGAAGAAGATCTATCAGAAAGCCTCGTAACCATTATGGCCACACTCATCGGAAAAAGCATCAACGACATGAAAGGCACCATCACGAAGCATGGTGGCCTGGCCCATACAAACCGGTTTGCGATCTACATGCAGCCACCCGCAGCGAGCCTTCTGAACATCGACATTCAGAACATACTGGTTTCACTAGTCTCTCGTAGCTTCAAGGCCAGCTCTCTCATCAACGATCCTCGAGATGTTGGAATCCTGTGTGAATCATGTTCGCTACCAGGTCGTCAGATCATGACGATGGACTATCAGAGCAACCGCCAGGCGATCAAGATCCCGTACGGCTTTGTAAACGAGGACGTAACGTTCACTTTCCTGCTGACACATGACTACTACGTCAAGAAGATGTTCGACAAGTGGTCGAACCTGGTCATTGATGCCAATGCATACCGTGTTCGTTACCAGAACGAATATACCACCGACATTGTAATACAGCAACTGAACAAGGAGAACCTTCCGGTCTACGGCATCAAGCTGAAGAATGCCTATCCGATCACATTTGTTTCGATTCCGCTGGATAATACCGCAGAGAATTCCATTCAGAAGTTCTCGGTCACGATGACCTACGAGAACTTTGAGGAAGAGGGTGCAGTCGCATCGGCGGTCTCCTCGGTCAAAACAGCAATTGGAGGAATCAAGAAGATCTTTTGAGACAAGCGAAATCAACCTATAGGATAACATTATGCCATTACCAGTCATTGAGACCCCAAAGTATGAGCTGAGACTTCCGTCCAGCAACAAGCGAATTCAGTATCGTCCATACCTCGTCAAGGAAGAGAAGATCCTGATGGTCGCTCGTGAATCGAACGATCAGAAACAGATCACCCAGGCCATCAAAGATACGATCTCGTCCTGCACATTTGGAAAGATCGATCCTGACAAGCTATCAGTGTTTGACTTGGAATACATCTTCCTGAAGTTACGTGCGAAGTCGGTCGGAGAGGTATCGAAGCTGACATTGAAGTGTGAGAAGTGCGAGAAGCCGAATCCGCTTGAGATCAACCTGGAGGAAGTCTCTGTCAACACGGAAAATCTGCCGGACGCCAAGATCCAGCTGACCGATAAGATCGGCGTCGTGATGAACTGGCCAAACGTCAATCTCATCTCCGAGCTCGCCGAGCAGGACAAGTCAGACACAGGCAAGGTGGTCATGTCAGTCATCGTCGGCTGTATCGATTCGATCTTCGATGAGAAGGTCGTTCACCGTGCCTCTGACCATACCACTGAGGAGCTTCACCAATTCATCGAGTCCCTGAACCAGACTCAGTTCAATAAGATCAGGAAGTTCATTGAATCGACACCGAAGCTAGAACACAAGATCGAGTACAAGTGTTCTCACTGTGGTGCCGATAACAGCCTGACTCTCACAGGACTCCAGAATTTTTTCTCGTAGGCCTCTCTCATGATAGTCTCGTCAACCACTACCAGACCAACTTTGCTCTAATGCAGCATCACAAGTACAGTCTGACCGAGCTGGATAACATGATTCCATGGGAGAGGGAGATCTACGTTTCCTTGCTGGTTGAACACATCAAGGAAGAAAACGAACGCGCCAAGCGTAAGAACAAACAGTTGACATGAACGAAAACGACAAACAACAGCGCACATTCGACGACATACTTCTGGAACTGATGGTCCAGAATGAGACACTCGACAAGATTCAGACGAGTGCGCTGAAGGTTGTCGACCTACTGACACCGGTCGCGGATGCCTCGAAAGAATCGCTAAAGGCGGCATCAGAGACACCAGCCCAGACTCAGGCTCCAGGCCTCGTTCAGACCGGAAATGATTCGTCTGCTTTACTTGAACCGCTCAAAGGAATACTTCAGGTGGCTCAGGAGTCACTGGCCACAATGAAGTCTGTTGAGGCGGGAATTGTGATGCTGTCGGACTATTCTGGGTTGATGAGGAACAGTCTTTCGATAATCGCCAATGATCTTTCGTCCACTTACAATTACCTGGTTGAATCCGATAGAAAACGGGCATCAGACGAGAGAAAAAACGCTGGACGGCAGTTAGAAAAAGATTCCGAAATGATGAAGCTGCTGGCGCGCCTGGGAGCCCGCCCCGAGAGCAAGGCGACAGCTCCAACTGCACCGAAAGAAGATGGTATTCTGGCCAAACTGCTAGGACCGTTGGCTATCATTGGTGGTCTCTTGGCTGGATTTGTGGCGGGAGTCGTAGGTTATTTCACAAAGCTCTTCACCAACATACTTTCATCCCTATCGAAGATCCTGGGCATCGGAAAGTTTCTTTCCAAGATCGGTCTGAACGGTGAGTTCCTGACAAAACTGGCTGCGCCGTTCAAGGAGATCTTTGGTAAGATCAAGAATTTTATCAAGCCTGTCACTGACTTCATCGGAGAGATGTTTGGTAAGATCAGTAACCTCTTCTCCAAGGGAGGATCGTTGGGTAAAGTTGGCGAGTTCTTTGCCAACATGAAGAACACTCTGATGAAGGCCATCGAGCCGTTCCTCGGTAGCTTCAAGAAGTTCTTCGGTATTGGTAAACTATTCGGCGTAATTTTTGGTAGACTGCTGGTCGTCTGGGATATATTCAGGTCCATACAGGCGGCCTTCGATAAGTTTGGAAAGACAGGAGATATCGGTGCTGCGCTTGAGACTGGAATCTCAGAGCTTCTGGGAAGAGTTGTTGGAGCTCCTCTAGGTTTACTGAAGAGCGCCGTGTCATGGATACTCGGAAAGTTTGGATTTAGTGAGGCCGAATCGTTCCTCGATTCGTTCAGCTTTACCGATCTTATTCAAGAATCTGTAACTCGACTTGTGGCATGGGGTAGACAGTCGTTCGAAATGGTGTTTCAATCATTTGTCGATATCTGGGGAGACATCGCCAAAGAATTTTCATCTGGAAATATCCTTGGCGGAATCAAGGAGATTTTTAGAGGGCTAGGGAAATATCTCCTAGGATTACCAATGGACCTGGTAAAGAATTCAATCGCCAGTGTTGGCGAATGGTTCGGTGCCGATATGGGAGACGTCAGAAAGTTCAGCTTCAAAAAGCTTCTTGGTGGCACCAATACTGAGACCGATGGAGAAACGGCCCAGAGTCCACAAAAGAGCATCATGGCGGCTGCTCAAGAAAAGACTGCTGCTGCCAAAATGGCAAAACAGGCAGAAACAGTCACTGAGAAGGCCACAGAGAAAACACTGGGCGATCCAAATAAACCAGAGGGTGAAGAATCCGGAATCTGGGGCCTGCTCAAGAACGCGCAGGATGCCTTCTACAAAGCTCTCCAGGAAAACATGAGCGGGGGACAAACACAGGCAAAGATTGGTGCGGTGCCATCCACTGTTGGTTCAGAGATGTCGGCACTGCTGTCAAATACAAAAGATCTTGAGAATAACTCAGAGCTTGCAGCTGCGATGATGCCATCGATGTCAGGCGGATCTGGAAAGAAGACCACGAACGTCTCGGCTCAGTCCGTTACGTACAACAGCAACAATATCCCTGACCGAACCAGCTGGATGACCACTCCTCTCGCGAACTGGTCGCTGTAAATTTATGTACACCTACAAATGCAGAATCAATAAGGTCCTGGATGGCGATACCGTTGACATCGATCTGGACCTAGGTTTTAATATCGTGCTGGCCAATCAGCGAGTACGCATGATCGGCGTTGATACGCCAGAATCTCGTACAGCCAATAAGGAGGAGAAGGTTCGTGGCACGCTATCCAAGAAGAAGCTGGCCGAAAAGCTTTCTACCGGTTCTTGGGTCAAGATCCAGACTCACAAAGACGATGGCAACGATGATAAGTTCGGCCGTATTCTGGGTGAGTTCATTCTGGAGGATGGTACAAACGTGAACCAGTGGCTCATCGAGAACAACTACGCCGTGCCTTACCAGGGAGAGAACAAAGAATTGGTCCAGGAAGGGCACCAGGCGAACAAGAAAAAGCTGATCGCCAGGGGCGAACTGCCAAACGATCTGTAAAAGAAAAGAGCGGCCTTTCGACCGCTCTTGTTTTGAGATAGACTGAAGAAGGATCAACCTTCCTTGGCGAGCTTCGCGAAGTAGCTAAGCGTCTCTTCCTCGTCATCCTCAGTG